GATGGCCGCACGGCGGGTTTTCATCTGTCGAGTTTGTATTCGCCGGTAGGGTGGTTCTCCTGGGGCGATGCTGCGAAGCAGTTCGAGCAGGCGCAGAAGAATCCGGCGCTGCTCCAGGTTTTCGTCAACACCGTGCTGGGCGAGACGTGGACTCTGCTGGGAGAAGCACCGGATTGGCAGAAGCTTTATGATCGCCGCGAATCGTACAAGATTGGGTGCGTTCCACGCGGCGGGCTGTTCCTCACGGCGGGTGCGGATGTACAAAAGGACCGCATTGAAGTCGAGATCGTCGCGTGGGGACGCGGCAAGGAATCGTGGTCCGTCGATTACCGCGTGTTTGAGGGCGACAGCTCGCGGCCGCAGGTGTGGGAAAAGCTGACCGGGCTGTTGAATGAAACGTTCACGACAGCATCGGGACTCGAGCTGCCGATTCTGCAACTCGCCATCGATTCCGGGTTCGCGACGACGGAGGTCTACCAGTGGGCGCGAAAGCAAGGGGGCCGCGTGCTGGTCATCAAGGGCGACTCCCGCGCGCCGGCGCTGCTCGGCGCGGCGTCGCCCGTAGATGTCGGCCCGCTGGGCGCGCGGATCAAGCGCGGCATTCGTGTTTGGCCGGTCAACTCCGGCATGGCCAAGGAGGAGCTGTATCGCTGGCTGCGACTCGATCGGCCCACGGACGAGGACATAGAAAAGGGCGTGCCGTTTCCCGCGGGCTACTGCCATTTTCCGAAGTACAGCGACGAATACTTCAAGCAACTCACTGCCGAACAACTCGTAACCAAGCTCGTCAAAGGTTACCGGCGGCACGAGTGGCAGAAGATGCGCGAGCGCAATGAAGCGCTCGACTGCCGTGTGTACGCCCGCGCCGCAGCGGGGCGCATCGGGATCGATCGTTTCCAGGAAAAGCACTGGGCGGAACTGGAGCGGCGCGTGGCGCGGCCGCCGACTAAGGATGTGCAACAGCAGACAAGGCTAACAGAACCTCCTCAGGTCCCACGAAATCGTTTACGGTTCAGAATGCACGTTTGAGTAGCATCACCGTCCCGAATGGTTCCACTTGTTGAACGCCCATTTTTGCCCAGCAGGGCCTCGAATAGGTTTCGTTGACTCGTTCTCAACCTCTCTCAGTAGGCGACCCTGTTCTCGCCAGAAATCCGCTTGGCGTGCTGGTGTAGATGGCGTGGGCACTTTCGCAGCAAGCCTCGGCGCTGGCTTTCTTGCGTTGGCACCAGCGCCAACACCCTGATCGCTTATCTTCTGAACCTTCTTCATCGGCTGCGCCTCCGAGGATTTGGTCGAATGGCGCTTCACTCGCTTCTTTTTCTTGCGCTCTTCAGCCATCGGTTGCTTCGCCAGCTTTTTCTTTGACAGCGTGGCTGCAAATCTAACAACAGCACTCTGCTGTGAGGCCGTCATTGTTTGCATGGCTCGCAGGACAAGTTCCTGATGTATTGTCAGCGACATTTGGAGATTTAAAAAAGAATATCACTTCTCACAAGCGCCTAAGTTGAACTAAGTTATATGCCTTTCACTCAAGCCGACCTCGATGCCCTGGACGCCGCGCGCAAGCAGGGCGCGAAGCGCATCCGGTTTCAGGATCGTGATTTCGAGTTTGATTCCGTCGACGACTACATCAAGCTGCGCAATCTCATCCTGAACGACATCGCCCAGCAAGACGGACCGCAGCCGGTGCGGCAGGTGCGCATCTACACGAACTCGGGCTGGTAAAACGACGTGCGCATCCTTGAGAGCCTGAAGTCGCTCATGCGGGGCGGGAACCGGAAGCCCGCGCCTCGGGCGATGGGCAATACGCCGTTCGATGCGGCGGGCAAAGGGCGGCGCGGGTACGCTTGGAATCCGAGCTACCTCGGTCTCAATACGCTCCTGTTCTCGCATGGGCTGGAGCTGCTCACGCGCAACCGCGATGCGGTGCGCAACAGCGCATGGGCGGCGGGAGCGGTGGATTCGTATGTCGCCAACGCGATCGGGCGCGGCATCCGGCTGATTCCGCAGCACCCGGACGAGCAGGTCCGTGACCTGATCCGGCAGAAGTGGACGCGGTGGATTCGGGAAGCGGACGTTGAGTATGACCCGCGCAATCCTGCCTCGGGTCAAACCGACTTCTACGGCCAACAGATGATCATCGCGCGCGAAGTGATGGAAGCCGGTGAGTGCTTCGTGCGCTTCCGCCCGCGCCCGCCGAAAGAAGGGCTGACGGTGCCGCTCCAGTTGCAGTTGATCGAAGCCGAGCAGTTACCTCTGTGGCGCAATCAACCGACGCCTGATGTGCCCGAGCAGAACCGCGTGCGATGTGGGATCGAGTTTCGGCCGGATGGCCGCCGCGCCGCATATCACTTCTGGAAAGCGCATCCGGGTGAAACGATGTTTTACCCGATGGAAGCGCTCCAGGTGGAACGCGTGCCCGCGAGCGACGTTCTTCACGTCTACAAGCCGATTCGCGCCGGCCAGTTTCGCGGGCAACCGTGGCTCACGACGGTTCTTGCCAAGCTCTACGAACTGGAGCAGTATACCGACGCCGAGATCGTGCGCAAGAAGATCTCGGCGATGATCACCGGCTTCATCAAGCAGGTGAGTCCCGACAATCCGGTGATGGCGCCGGATCAAACTGCGAACACGCAGGCAGCCACGGAACCGGGAACGCAGATTTCGAAGCTCGAGCCGGGCACCTTTCCGGTGCTGGGCTTTGGCGAGGAAGTCCAGTTCGCCGATGCCAAGGATAGCGGCGACTACAAAGCCTTCGTGCGCGCCTGTCTCCAGGCGTTCGCGAGCGGCGCGGGCCTGGCGGAATACCAGATCAGCGGTGATCTCTCGGGGATTAACTATTCCTCAATCCGCGCGGGCCTGCTGGAGTTCCGGCGCAAGTGTGAGCAGTTCCAGTATTCCGTCTTCATCTATCAGGTCTGCCATCCCATCTACCGGCGCTGGTTGCGCGAGGCCATGCTCGCCATGGTTTTCGGCGTGGAGCTGCTCAACGCCTATGACAAAGACCCCGAGCCGTTCGAAGCCGCGCAGTGGGTGACGCCAGGCTGGCCGTGGGTTGATCCCGAGAAAGACATGAAGGCCGCCGAGCGTGCGATCCGCGATGGCTTGTCCACTCGCTCGATTGAATGCGCCGCGCAGGGTTATGACGCTGCTGTGATCGACGCGGAACAGAAGGCCGACAACGACCGCGCCGACCGGCTGGGTCTCTCTTACGATTCGGATGGCCGGAAGATTCTCACCGGGCGCAATGCGGGGTTGACGGAAGGCGAAGTCGCGAATGAAACGGCCAACGAAAAGGTGGAGGTCGCGTGAAGCAGCTTACGCACGTCGCGTCGCGGTTCGTGAACTGCCCACTGATGATCCACCCTCCGAAACTCGAGGTGATGGTCCAAGCCCTGGGCCCGCGCCTGGGGATCGCGCCGAATGCGGGCGCGAACATCCCAGAGCCGTTCGCCGCCACGTACACCCAACAGGCTGACGACAACGATTACCGCGTGATTGATGGGATCGCGGTTATCCCGATCCAGGGCGTGCTCACGAAGAAAGAGTCCTGGATCTCCGCGCTGAGCGGTTGCAGCTCCTACGAGCGGATCGCCAGCCAGCTTCAGGACGCCGTAAACGACGCCGCAGTGCGGGCCATTCTGTTGCAGGTGGATTCTCCCGGCGGCGAAACGACCGGATGCCTGGAACTGTCCGACTACATCCACTCGTTACGCGGAGCGAAGCCGATCTACGCTGTCGCCGATGACTTTGCGTTCTCGGCGGCCTACGCGCTCACCAGCGCCGCGGACCGCATCTTCGTCACGCGCATGGGAGCCGTGGGTTCGGTAGGGGTTGTCGTCCTGCACGTGGAGGATTCGAAATTCAACGACCAGCAGGGCTTCAAGTACACCTACATCTTCGCCGGCGACAAGAAGGTTGACGCCAATCCGCACCAGCCGCTTTCCGATCGCGCTGGCAAAGACATCCAGTCCGAGGTGGACCGGCAGTACGAGCAGTTCGTTGCCACAGTAGCGCGCAACCGGAAAGCGGATCCGGGAAAGATCGCCGGAACGCAGGCCGGCATTTTCTTCGGCGAAGGCGCGGTTCCGCTGCTGGCGGACGAAGTCGGCACATTCGAAGACGCATTCATGGCGCTTCGCCGCACGATGGGCGAGCCAACTCAAGTTTCCACGGCGGCGATTGCCGCAAGTTTCGAAGAAAGGAAGGTAACAGCAATGCCAGAGGAAACATTGCCCATCGCCGCCGAGGGCGCCAAGCCCGGCGACGGCGATAACGATGAGGAGCCGAAGTTCTGCCACGCATGTGGGACGGAGCTCAAAGATGGTGCGAGGTTCTGCCACGCCTGCGGGGCCAAGGTTGAGGATGAATCGGACCAGCTGGAAGGCGCAGCTCCGATCGCGCATGTGATGGCTGCTGCTCCGAGCGAGCCATTGAAGGTGCGGCCCGAGGGTGACATTCAAGCCATCGCCGCGCTCTGCAAGATGGCCGGCTGCCCCGAACGCGCCGCGGAGTTCCTGATGCAGCGGAACACTCGCGGCGAATATTTGAGCGTTGCGGAGGTCAGCGAGGCCTTGACGGCTGCCCGCGTCGCGGAAAGCGAGAAACGCATGATCCATTCGCACGTAAATCCGAACGCAGGTTCCGGCGGCGTTCAGGAGTTGGAAGCCCAGGCCGTGGCGTTTGCGCGCCAGAACCGCGCCCAGATCACGCCGGGCCTTTACGTATCCGGGAGCGCCACGAAGGTCACCAAGGAGCGCTCCTACGCCCAGATGCTCGAAGAGCATCCCGAGGCATACGCGGCGTTCCGCGCGCAGCACAACGCCAAGGGCCTGATCGCCACGCTCGAAGCGGCCGGCGTGCGGCTGCGGTAACGAAAGGAGCACACAGAAATGGCTTACGAACAGACTCTTCGCACGATCGGCGTTCCCGCGAGCGCGGATCTGAGCGCGTCTCAGTTCTGCTTCGTCGTGGTGAACGCGAATGCACAGCTCGCGCTGCCTGCCGCTGGCGGTGACGCCGAAGGCATTCTCCAAGACAAGCCCAATGGTGCTGGCCAGTCCGGCGAGGTCGCCATCCTCGGCGTGAGCAAAGTCGTAGTAGGGACCGGCGGTGTCACGGCCGGCGACCTGCTCGCCACCGACGCCAACGGTAAGGCCGTGACTGCCGCTTCGGGCAACAAGATTCTCGGCCGCGCGCTTGCGACCGGAGCCGCCGGGACCATCATTCCGGCGCTGATTCAGCAGAAAGGAAAACTGTAATCCATGCCTCAACCGACTCTGGGTGATGTTCACGTAAACCGGCCCCTGACGAATATCTCCGTGGCCTTTCTTCAAGAGGCCGCGGGCGTGGAGTTCGTCGCCGACCGCGCCTTCCCTCCAATCCCGGTCGAGAACAAGAGCGACCTGTACTACACCTACAAGCGCGCTGACTTCAATCGCGACGAAATGCAGAAGCGTGCGCTTTCGAGCGAGTCTGCCGGCACCGGCTATGGGCTGGATTCCACGGGCACATACAACTGCGATGTCTGGGCGTTGCACAAAGATGTGGATGACCAGATCCGCGCCAACAGCGATTCGCCGCTCGCGCCCGATCGCGACGCGACTCTGTTCCTGACCAACAAGGGCCTCATCCGCCGCGAGAATCTGTGGGCACAGAACTTCTTCAAGAGCGGTGTGTGGACCGGCGAAGTCGCAGGCCAGGCGACCGCCGACTCGACGCACGTCGTCTACTGGGATTACGCCACCGCGAGCCCAATTACTGACATCCGTCACGCCAAAACCCAGATGCGTCTGAACTCAGGCGGGTTCGCTCCGAACATCGGCGTGTTCTCGCGCGCCGTGTTCGACAAGCTCGTCGATCATCCCGATTTCATCGATCGCACCAAGTACGGCCAGACCGCGCCGAACCCGGCGATGGCCACCCGCCGCATCATTGCCGAAATCCTCGAACTCGAAGAGGTGCTGGTGATGGATGCCGTCTACAACACCGCCGCCGAAGGTGCGACGGAATCCAACTCCTTCATCGGAGGCTTGTCCGCTGCGCTGTTCTATCGTCCGAAGAACGCCGGCCTGATGCAGCCGAGCGCGGGCTACACGTTCAACTGGACTGGCCTGATCGGCGCGACCGGCGGCGCTGGCGTCCGCATCAAGACCTTCCGCATGGAGCACCTGGCTTCTGACCGCGTGGAGATCGACATGGCGCTCGATATGCGAGTGGTCTCGAAGGACTGCGGCTTCTTCTTCAACAACGTCGTCTCGGCGGCGTGACCATGTTTCAGAGAAGACCTTCTTGGGCGCAGTTGACCAAGGGCGGCGTGCCGCCGCTCGTCGTACTGCGCCCTCTAACTGGCGGTTTCACGCCTCCGACCGTCGGCGATGACTATCCCGCTCCCGATCTGAATGACAAGTTCCAAGTGACTCGCGCGCGGCAGATGTACGAGCAGCGCAGGATCGGCACGCAAGCCGAGCTGGAGCGCGCACTCGCGAAATTCCCCAAGCAGGAACCGGCCAAGCCGGGAAAGGAAAGACGTCATGGTCAAAGTGGAAAAAACTCCCGTTAATGCGCCGGAGTTCCAGAGCGCTGGTCCGCTGCCGAATCTCAAGGGTGTCTATCTCTCGAAGGCGAAGCTGTTCTTCGCGAGTCAACAGACGGGAACAGGCTCGAGCCAGAGCATCGCTCACGGACTGGGAGCGGCGCCAGCCGGCGTGATCTGCGTTCCGACCGATGGCGGCACTGTCACGTACGGCACGCACACTTCGACCAACATCGTCGTGACTGTCACCAGCGGAAAGAAGTTCGACGTGTTGGCGTGGTTGTGAGAGCGAGGCCATGACCCCTACTTCGCTGGGCCGCGTCAACGTGCCGACGCCGGGAACGCCGGTGCATCTCGCCGCCACGCGGACGCCTTGTTGCCGCATCCGCGTGCAGGTGATCGCCGGGCTGACAGGCAAGATGTACTTCGGCACCGCCGGGCTGAACAAGACCACCTTTGCGGGCGTCATCAAAGAGCTGTGGCCGAACCAGGCCGGCGGCGTCGATGATTCCTACGAGGTGTGGTCGAGCAAGGATGAGGATTCCCTCGATCTGGCGGATTACTGGATCGACGCCGCCGTGGCGGCTGAAGGGCTGATCGTTTCCTATTGGAACAAACCCTCGTGGACGTATCCGGCTGGTTAGCGCGATGGCTTGGCCAGATCTTGTCAATGCGCTCGACGAGGCGTGCCTGAACACGTTCGGTGTGCCGGCGACCTTCACGCCGCAGGATGGCTCGGGCGACCAGCAGATGACCGGCATTATCCAGCATCCTGCGATGGCCGAGGATTACGTGCCGGGCAGTGTCCAGGGCACGGCTGTGGTTCGCTTCTTCGTGCGCTTCGCGAAGATCACGCCCGCCCCTCAGCGCGGCGACGTGATCACGATCAACGGCATCGTCTACACCGTGCTCGAGGTGGACGCTGACACGCAGGGTGGCGCGGTCCTGAAGCTGAGAGTGGC